GGAATAGCAAAGACTTTTATACATTGTGACGTTGACTGCGACAAACACGAAAACGTTATTTGGGTTTATTAATATGTTTATAAAAATTAGTAAAATATAATGAGATTAAACATAGCAAATTTTATATTTGAAGTATAAATCTTCACGATAGTAGATTTGTTTTGTTTTGTTTTAAGACGCTTAAACCTCTAAAGTTTAGGCGTTTTTGTTTTGTTAATAACTTTTAACTAAATTTGAACAAGTCAGATAAAATGCTCAAGGAGTTAGCAAAAAACGATAGCAAGTGGAGAGAAATGGCTTATTACATTTGTAATAGGGACAAACAACTAGCTGACGATATTACTCAAGAAATGTATTTTTTGGTAATGGAAAAACAAAACGTAACGGCTGGATATATATTTACAACTCTTAAAAACCTTTTTCGATCCAAAATGAATAAGGCAAAAAAAGAGCCAGTTAGTTTAGAGAGTTTTTATTATATAGAAGACAATACTAAACAATTTGAGCCGACAGACGCAGAGCAAAAGATATTAGACAAGGCACAAAATATTAAATGGCATAGGCTGGAATTTATTAAGGAAAGTTACGACCGAAGTAATAGAGAAATTGCAGAGACATACGACATAAATTATGGCTTTGTATTTAGAGAAACAAAATTAGGCATTCAAGAAATATTAGACGAAGATTATTATAAATATCAAAACAGTAAATTAAAATGGCAAAAAAACAAGTAAGGAAGAAAAAAGAAACAAAGGTAAAAGTTACTCCAGCTGGTCTAGGCGATGTTGTAGAAAACGTATTGGATAGTAAACCAATTAAACCATTGACCAAAGCAATTAAAAAAGTCATATTTAAAGATAATGACGATTGTGGTTGTGAGGAGCGTAAACAAAAACTAAATAAATTGTTTCCAATAAGACGCAAACCAGTTAGATGCTTTACAGAAGATCTATATAAAAGATATTCAAATTATATTAAGAATAGAACTTTAAAGCTTTGGAATGACAAAGAGATTGATTTACTAATTGAGTCTTATGCTTATATATTTGCGACACAATACCAAAAAACAGACTTATGTAAAAACTGCAATGGAAGTGGTAAATTACTTTTAAAGATGAGCAACGAATTAGACAAAGTACATTCTAGTTATGAAAGCTAAAAATTATACAACTAAACAAAGGTTATCAGTATTGGAAACAGTAGTATCAAAACTATATGTTAAGATTACAGAAATGGACGAAGAATTAAAACAATGTAAAAATGAAAAAACACACAAAAGCTAAAATTAACGAAATTAAAAGCAATGAGTTAAATCCTCGTTGGATAAAAGACTCTAAATTTGAAAAACTTGTTAAATCAATTAATGAGTTTCCAGAAATGTTAGAGTTAAGACCAATAGTTGTAGATGAAAATATGACGATACTTGGTGGTAATATGCGATACAAGGCTTGTGTTGAGGCTGGACTTAAAGAAATACCAATAATTATAGCAAATAAATTAAGCGAAACTCAAAAGAAAGAGTTTATAATAAAAGACAATATTGGTTTTGGAGAATGGGATTGGGATATACTTTCAAATGAATGGAATGTTGATGAATTAAATAATTGGAGCTTAGATGTTCCAAAATGGGAAGATGTCTCGTTTAATACTGAAATAGAAGATACTGGAGAATATGATTACCCAGAAGATAAAATTATACAGTCCCACGTTAAAATGGTACAATTATTTTTAAATACAGAAACAGAGCCGAATTTTAGAAAGTGGGAAGAACATTTAAGAAATATTTTAGGAACTGATAATTTAACAGACACTATATATAAAAGTATAGAAAAATTATATAATGAAACCCAAGATTAAAGAACATTATATATCTCCTAAATTAACAGATGAACAAGCCAAAAAACTTGCTGGAACTTTATTAGATGAAAAAGATTACAATTTATTAGTTACTTATGATGCTGATATTTATTGTGAGGAAACAAATATATGTATTGCTAAATTTCGTAAAAAAGTTATACCAGCAAACATAGTTAAAAATGCATACGAAAATTTAAAAGGTGCATCTACAATTTCAAGTAATAGATTAATTGGCTCTGGAGAGCCAAGCAAAAAAAGAATAAAATCAGACGGAACAATTAGTAATACAAACATTGTAAAACAAGTCAATAGTGGTATAATAGGATATTTTGATAGAAACCCAAGATTTCCGTATTGCAGACAAACTGCCTTTAATGAAAAACAATTTAACAAGTTTAAAAAAGCCTATGCAATAATTAATTTTGTTGATAAGGCTTATGCAAAGCTAATGCCAGAACATTATAAATTACAAAGAGAGGAGGCTGACAAAACCTCTAAAGATTTTGTAATTACAAATACTGCATTTACAACAGTTACAGTTAATAGTAATTGGCAAACGGCAGTACATACTGACGCTGGAGATTTTGAAAATGGTTTTGGTAATTTAGTTGCTTTAAGAAATGGGAGATATACTGGAGGTTATTTTGTTGTTCCAAAGTGGGGAGTTGCTTTTGATTTACAACAATGCGATTTGCTTTTGGTAGACGTTCATCAATGGCACGGAAACACACCTATAAATTTAATTGACGAAGATGCTAAAAGAATAAGCCTTGTAATGTATTATCGTAAAAATATGATAAGTTGCGGAACTGCAAGAGAAGAAATCGAAATTGCGAAAAATAGAAAAATAGGAACAAAGCTTAACTAATATGAATTTAAGTTTTAGAGAATTTTCAAAACAAATTATTGAGTCTGGAGACATAGACCCAGATTACATATTAATTAGAGAAAAATGTGAGGAGTTAGGTTGGAATAAAAAACAGATGTTTAATTGGTTTTTACACAAACTGGTTATATATGATAGTTACTCTGAATTACAAGTTATAACAAAACAGAAAAAAATTGAGAATGTTAAGTACGGAACAGAAAGAAGAAAGTCAAAACGTTTTGCTACTGAATATTTAAACAATATAAAAAAAGCATTTGCGTTTACTGATATTGATAAGTTTTTTAGCAGAGAGGGAAAAGTTGTTTTCAATCAAATAAAAACAATTAAAGGATTTGGATCTTGGGCGAGTTGGAAGTTTATGGATTTAATTAGTTGTTGTTATGGAATAGATGTTGATTTTGATAGTATTGATTTTAGACAAGCATATACTTTTCCGTTAAAAGGTTTGCTAATGATAAACGACTATCCAGAAGATGTAAAAATCCTAAACGATACAAAGCTATATAATAAATTAATTTATAATGCTTATGATATGCTCAACGGATTGGAAAATTTAAAATCTCCACATAATAATAATAAAGGTTTAAGAATAAACGAAGTTGAAACTCTATTATGTAAATATCATTCTTATAAACATAATAAATATAAAGTTGGACAAGATATAATTCATTTATCTAAAAGAGGTAAAGAATGTATAATATAGTTGGAGCTGGATTGTGTGGAAGTATGTTAGCCAAAGAGTTTGATAACATCGGAATTGAATATAGAATATTTGATGCAAAATTACCTTTCTCTGCATCAATTATATCAGAAAATTTGTTTAGTGATACTTGGCTAAAAGATGTTTCATATATAAAGCAATCGTTAGACTTTATTCATAATAATTATCAAGTAGAAAAAAGAACATTTATAGGATCTAAAATAACAAAAGAATTATATCATTTACCTATTCCAAATGTTTTAAGGTTTGATTACATAAACGAGAAAGTTATTGAGGCTACAAAAGAGGGAGTTTTAACAACGAATGGTTTTTATAAAGGAGTTAATATAATATGTGCTGGTTTTCTTGCTAAAAAGCTATTTAAACTCCCTTATTTAGACGCATTAACTGGACACGGATTTTTTATTAAACATAAAAAGATTGATGATTATATAAATACTTATAGACCATATACTCACGAAAAAATAATGAATTGGCACGATAAAACAATTTGGTATGGAGACAGTACGGCAATAAGACACAATAATTATATGAAAAAACGTAAAGAATACGTACAAGCCAGTTTGAAAAGATTAAAAGGACACGGACTTGAATATAATAAAATAGTATTCGGAGCAAGACCAATGAACACTAAAGATAAAAAAAATGGTCTATTAGTTAAAATTAATGAAAACAACATTATAATTAATGGAGGTTGGAAAGACGGACTTGTTATTTATCCATATCTTATAAAAAAATTACATAAATGGCTAAAATAATTGCACTTGGAGGAGTACCAGCAACTGGAAAAACTACTATGATGCGAGAAATCATAAAAAACTATTTACCTTTAAAAACTTTTAAGTATAAATTGGTCAGAGGTCTATATAACAATAAATCTAATATTTATATTATAGGAATATATGACAACTCTTTATTTAGTGGAACAGACAAATTAAGTATGGCAGTACAACCAGACTTTTTAGAACTCGTAAATAAGATTTCAGATGCTACATTTATATTTGAGGGAGATAGATTATTTAATAGTAGTTTATTTAGTAAAGTTGATTGCGATATATTTGTTTTAAAAGTAGATGAAGATATTATTGAAAAAAGGCATATTGATAGGAAAGATAACCAGACAGAAAAATTTAAAAAATCTAAACAAACAAAGATCCAAAACATAATTGAAAAACATAAGCCTATAATCTTAAATAATAACAATAAAAAAGAAAGTCAAAAGAATTTAGAATTAATATTAAACACCATAAAAAATGAACAAAACTGAACAACATAAAAAAGCAGTTATTGATGCGTTGGAAAAATCATTAGGAGTTGTAACAACGGCTTGTAAAAATGCTGGAGTCGGCAGAACTCAATTTTATACTTGGTTGAAAGAAGACGAGGAGTTTTCAAAGCAAGTTAAAGACATTGGAAATGTAGCTTTAGACTTTGCAGAGAGCCAATTACATAAACAGATAAAAGACGGCAGTACAAGTGCAACAATATTCTATTTAAAAACCAAAGGAAAGAAACGAGGCTATATTGAGAAAATAGAAGTTGACCAAGAAACAAAAATGGAAGTAAGTGGATTTAATATAAAAGACTTAATCAAGTTTGATACAACTGAATGATAAATTTAAACCTTTATTTAAAAATGATACAAGGTTTTTTATAGTTACTGGAGGGCGAGGAGCAACAAAATCATTCTCGGTCAACACTTTTATTGCTTTATTAAGCCTTGAGAAAAGCCATAAGGTGCTTTTTACGAGACAAACACTATCTTCAGCACACGTCAGCATTATTCCAGAATTTAAAGAGAAAATAGAGCTATTAAATTTGCAATCTGTTTTTGACATTAACAGAACAACAATACAAAACAGAGCGTCTGGAAGTGAAATTATATTTAAAGGCTTAAAGACATCTTCTGGAGATCAAACGGCATCGCTTAAATCTTTGCAAGGAATAACAACTTGGATATTAGACGAGGCAGAAGAAATGATTGACGAGAAACTATTTGATAAAATAAACTTATCATTAAGAACAAAGGGAACACAAAACAGAGTTATTTTAATACTCAATCCAGCTACAAAGGAACATTGGATTTATAAACGATTTTTTGAAGATGCTGGAGTCCAAGCTGGTTGGAATGGTCAAAAAAATAACGTTACTTATATTCACACTACTTATTTAGATAATATAAAACATTTAGACCAATCTTTTTTAGATGAGGTTGAAAGAATGAAAACAAAAAACCCTAGCAAATATGAGCATATAATAAACGGCTCTTGGTTAGAAAAAGCAGAGGGCGTTGTTTTCACGAATTGGGAATATGGAGAGTTTAATCCTAAAGGAATACAAACTATATTTGGTCAAGATTACGGCTTTAGTATAGATCCAACAACGCTTATTGAAGTGGCTATTGATAAAAGAGATAAAATAATTTGGGTAAAAGAGCATTTATATAAAGCAAAACTAACTACAAGCCAGATAGCAGAAATAAATAAATCTTGTGCTGGTAATAGTTTAATTATTGGAGATAGTGCCGAGCCAAGACTTATTCAAGAGTTAAATAATCAAGGCAATAATGTAATGGGAGCAATGAAAGGTCAAGGCTCAATATCGTTAGGAATTAGTTTGCTATTGGATTATAAATTAATCGTTGAGGTTAACAGTACAAATATTGCAAAGGAGTTAAACAACTTTACCTATGCAGACAAAAAAAGCAAATTATTTGTTGACGATTTTAACCATACGATTGACCCATTGCGATACGTTGCCTCTTATGTTTTAGGTAATCAATTCGGAATAGAAATAAGATAAATAACAAAAACTTTAAAATTTTATTATTAGTATATGAAAGTCAAAGTAACATTACCAGAAAACAATAGCGATATTACATTATTGCAGTTTCAGAAGTACGAAAAGTTGACAAAGAAAAAAGGTTTAACCAGCAGAGAGTTTACGGCACGAGTAGTTAGTATATTTAGCAATTTAGATTATCATAGTTTAGACGGAGTTAAGCTGACAGATTACGAGGATATTGTTTCTCAAATAACGACTGCATTAAATACGGAGGTTAAATTTAAAAACAGATTTTATCTTGACGGAGTGGAATATGGTTTTATTCCAAACCTTAACGATATTACAACGGCTGAATATGTGGATTTGGTTGAATACGGAACAGAGCCAGAAACACTAAATAAAGTAATGGCGATATTATTTAGACGAATAACGAATGAAGATGCTTTTGGTAATTATAGAATTGAAAAATATTCTGGTACTGCATTGAGTGGCGAGGTTATGAAACAAGCTACAATGAATATCGTAAATGGTGCGTTGGTTTTTTTTTCGAGTTTATCGAAAGAATTAAGAATAGCTATCCAGAAATATACGAGCGAGGTAATAGCGAGGGAAATAAAACATCAAGATACTTTGAAAAATGGGGTTGGTATGCAACAATAAGTTTATTGGCAGATGACAACATACTAAATATGAAAAAAGTGTTTAAAATACCAGTACACGAATTGCATATATTTTTGGCACATAAATTTGATAAAATGACGCAAGAGGAAAAATTAAGACGAGGCAGTAACGCAATAGAATTATAAATGAATCAGTATACCGAATTATTAAGATATTTAAGACAAAGACTTGAGGAGAGCGAGTTTATTAACACCATAACAACTGGTCAAGATATTGATATTAACAGAGCAAATATTTTTCCTTTGGCTAATATCGAAATAAACAATGCAGTTTTTACCAGCAACGCAACTATTCAGTTTTCAGTCCAGATACAATGTTTAGATCTTAGAGACATAAACAAGGAGATAGTAAACGATAAGTTTTATGAGAATGATAATGCAGTTGACAATTGGAACAATACACTTTCAGCTTTAAATGGCGTTTGGGTCAAAGCACACAGAGGATTTGTAAATATGGATATTACGGCTAGTGACAGTCCAAGTATTACAAAAATAGAATTGGCTAATGAAAATTTATTGGACGGCTGGGAGTTAGATTTTAATGTTGAATTACCTACAAATCAAATAAGTATTTGCGAGGATTATTTAGCTCAAGAAACAAGAGAATTAATATTACAAGAAAATAATGCAAAAATAGAAATCTAATGGCAAATATAAAAATATCAGAATTACCACAAGCGTCCACTTTACAAGGCACAGAAGAATTGGCAGTAGTGCAAGGAGGCACAACTAAAAAAAGTACGTTAAATGACGTAAGAACTTACGCATCAAGAAACTATATAACACCTACTAGCATAACAGTTGCTAAAGATGAAGTAGTAAACCTCAACGATGCTACTTACCAGTTTGCAGATATGATACGTTTAAGTTGGAATGGCTCAAATGGAACTATGACTTTAAACCTACCAGATGCAACGGACAGTATAAACGTAAATAGAGTAATAAGATTTATTTCAAATGGTGGATTTGCAACCTCAACAAGAGTAAATCTAACACCGATTTTAGGACAGACTTTAGACGGAGATACTGACGCTTATGTTATAAATAAAGAATTTGAGGGAATACAAGTTTGGAGTGACGGAGTAGAATGGTTTATCATACAGAAAAAGGCATCTTAAATGGCGTTAATTGACTATATAAATACTTTTGGTACTAATGTA